TCAGAGTGCCAGTTTCAGGTCTGATGGCTTGCAGTTTGCAATTAGCGAAACCTCCGCTATGAACTGCACGCACGCCATCTTCTTATGCATCTGGTTTGATTCCTGAAATGTCATTTTCCCTCCCCAATCTTTACTGTGTATTTATACAGTATCACAGCATTTATAAGTAGAGAAAGAAAAAAACCGAGCCATCCTCATTTTTTATCTGGCTGATAAAAAAAGACTTTCTCTACCTGTTAGCACTGTGTACGAATGAGCGCCGAACATAATATTCAGGCTATCAGTTATTCAATAATCATTAACCTTAGCCCATTATTGATTGTTTTTTGCTCTTGAAATCTGCGCCAGATGGTTAAAGCGTTCTAATGGACCTGGCTTTTTCGGCTCCAGTATTGGCCGGAACAGGTCGCCATAAGCCGAGCTGCGGAACATACGGCCGCCGATTTTGGTCTGCGTGCCGCCAATCAGGCGCACGGCCAGCCCGCGACTGATGGTTTCACCGCATAAATCTTTCACCTGGCTTATCACGTTGTCGCACGCGGCCTCGATTTTGTCTGACCGCCTCAGCTTCAGATGCCGCTTTTCAGGCTCCTGCGCTCTGATCCGGCTCAGCAGCTGTCGCCGTTCTCGTCTGCTCATGCCGCCCAGGTCGATATTGTCGAAACTTTCCGGCGGGTTCGAATCCTCAGATCTCAAACCTCCCGTACAGTTATTGACAGAACTCCGAGAGGGCGCAGGAGCGCCCTTAACTTCAAAACCTTCGGCCTGCGGCCGTTTTGGAACAATCTTCCATTGCACCAGGCGCGTGATTATCGGCGTATCGTCACCAACTTCCGTGTCATAAACCCCACGAATGCGCACGCATTCTTCGCCGTAGTCATTAACCTTGTCGGTGCTTTCGTACCAGGTACGCACCTGCAATTCATCGCGGCGCACGAACGGGCCGCCTTGGGCGTTAACGTATCCGGCCCAGTCGCCCGAGTCGGCGGCGTCATGAACCAGCGCAAACTCAACGCTAAGCCCGCGTGCCGTTTCCGCATCAGCCATGCGGCGTAGCTCGCGGTAAACCGTCACCGGCGCGCCGCCCACAAACTGAAACTGGCGGATATGCCAGCGCGCCGCCCAGGCAGAAACAGCGGGCGCGTTTTCCTTCAGCATTTCGCCGCTCTCGTCGTCTTTCTCATCGTCCAGGGCATAGCCGTCAATATTCTTGCTGATGTACTTCGCCACATAGCCGGTAGCGCTGCCCTTATCCGGGTCAATAGCTTCGGCATGAAAACGAGCCTTGCGGGCCTTCTCGCTTTTCAGTTCGTGGCGGTCTTCCTTGCGGGCGTATTTACCGATAACGGCGCGCACGCGGGCGGCATCTTCCGGCAGCATAAACATCAGCATGTGCCAGTGTGGCGTGCCGTCGTGATGCGGCTCCGCTACACGAATACCGAAAACGCGGATTTCGTCACGGTGCAGCTTGGCGCGGATGCGTGCCCACAGGCCGGTAAGGTAGCGCTGCGTGTCTGCCGGGCTTGCGCCGTTCCACCTGGTGTTACGGTATCCGGCCTTTGTGGTGGCGTGGAATTTAGACGGGGCGGTAAGGGTGTAGAACTCGCCGACATACCCCAGCTCGTTGCAGATATTTTCAAAGCCGCGAATACGGGTCATCAGCTCGCAACGGCGTATTGCCGGGTTAGCGACGCTGCCGTCGTATTTCTCAATCAGGCTGATGCGGTTGCCTTCCTCGTCTTCCAGCTCCATGCCTTTCAGGAACTCACGGGTGCGGCGCTTCTGCTCGCGCCACTCAGCCACGCAGCTTTTGCTGGCATAGGCGGTTTTCTTTTTGCTGACGTTACCCAGGGCAATTTGCAGGTGTTCGCGCCATTCAGCGGCAACACGGCGCAGGCGGCCTGTCCACCATTTCTCTGTCGCCATGCGCAACACCGCCGGGCCGACATCCTCAGCGGTTACGTATTTTGTAGTAATCCTTTCCCACAGCGGCGGCGCGCTTCTGAAATGACGGGTAATACGGGCGGCGCACATGTAGGAAGCGTGCAGCGCTTTTAGCTCGCTGCCGTCCTGCACTTCAACCGTTCCCAGCTCAGTGACAATGAAGTTAGCGATATCACCGGCAAGCAGTTCAATATCGGCTTTCGACATATCCGGCAGGCGGTTGTAACGGGCGGTCATGTTCACCAGGCGGGAAGCCAGAAAGCGCACATCGGCAGCATCAAAGCGGCCACCGAAAACCGGCACGGACACTTCCGACCCGATACCCTCAATGCGGAATTTTTTAGCGACCAGCTCAAGGCGTGGTAATGCCCTCCGGGTGAAATTCACCAGAAAGGCATTAGCCCGCTGAACATCGTGATGCCGCTCCAGCTCATCGGCGCGGCGGCGCACATCGTAGCGCACGCAGTCGGGCTGTTTTTCCAGCTCGCCGCGTGCATGCAGCAGCGCCGCAATCTGCTGATCGCGGCGGCGCTGTTGTTCGTAGGTCAAGTAGGGGCTGGCAATGGCCTTCCGTGGCGCATTGAATGCATAGGCGTAATCGTTCGAACTCACGCCCGCACCTCATGGATTGCGGAGTAATCGCGGGCGCTGGCAAAGTCACAACCGAACCAGGCAGCGGGCTTTGATACGGCAATGATTTCCGCAGCGGATTTCCCTTCGCCAGGAGCAACACCAATGCTGCGAGCTGCCGTAATGTTATGGCAGTCAAAAGCGCGGTACAGAGAACGGGAAAGCATTGAATCACTGTTTGAAGCCACAATGCGATAACCTTGCTGCGCGCGGCGGGTCAGAATTGAAGCGAGGCGATACTGGTCATCCTCGGTAAACCCTTCGGTGTGGTAGCAAGTAAAAACAACTCCATTGTCTGAGGCGTAAGGCGGATCGCAGTAGAGCACGTCGCCCGGCATAAGCATGTTCAGGGTTTCTTCGAAGTGGGTACAGATAAAGGTTGCGCGCTTTGCTTTCTCTGCGAAGGCACGAATTTCTGCCTCGGGAAAATACGGCGCCTTGTAATTACCGTATGGCACATTGAAATAGCCGCTTTTGTTATAGCGGCACAGGCCACGGTAGCCGTGACGATTCAGATAGAGAAAGAAGATTGCGCGCCAGAAATTAGTTATCTCGCGTGAATGATTAAAATCTTCCCTTACTTTGTAATAGGCGCTTTCGTTGTTGGCTGTTTCAAAAAAGCCCATAGCTGAAGCAATGAAACTTTCGCTTTTATCCTGTACCTGGCGATAAAGGTTAGTCAGGTCCGGGTTAATATCTGCGACAAGATAATGAGGATAATCTGTCGCCATCATCACAGCGCAGGAACCCGCGAAAGGTTCAACCAGTCGCGGGCCTTTAGGTAAGTGCTTTAACAGTTCAGGCATAAGGGCGGATTTATTACCCGCCCATTTCAGTATTGTCATACAGCACCCCCGTTATAATGCCTGCCTTTCAGTTCAGAGATTTCCTGACAGGTAACGCAGCATTGCACGCCCGGAATAGCGCGGCGGCGGGCTGGCGGAATCGGTGCATCACAATCAATGCAAAGCACGCGGGAAACGCCCGGCGCTTTGTTCCGGGCGGTATGGATTTGGCGCTCGCGCTCTTCTTCAACGCGCTGCTGTACGAGGTCCATAGAATCAGCCATCAGTGCAGCTCCTGCGCTTCGTTGACAATTCTCACCGCTTCATCGCGCAGCAGTTCAGCAGCTTCGGCGCTGGTCAGTTTGCCGTTGGCGATATGGTCGGCAAGATTATCGAGGCGGGAGGCCATCACATCAGCACGACCGCGACGCTCATCAAGGCGCGCAGCGGTCAGCATTGAATTAAGCCCGGCATCATCGGGGCCAATCTGGGTTTTACGGGTCTGCATATTACGCATACTGTTTTCTCCTGAATTTGGGCAGTAAGAAGCCCGGCGGGTTTACGCCAATAATTTGTTTAGGGGTTAATTACTCGGGTAAAAACGATTCATGATGCGAGAAACGACGGGGAAGAATTTCACCCCAGCGCGTTATCTCGTTCATGGCCTTAATAAGCAACAACCGGCGGGGCTGGTCGAAATACTCGAAAGGCTGTCCAACTTCATCATTTTTAAAACTTCCCGGCTCCATGCGGTTAGCCAGCGTCATAACAACAAACTTAAAATTACCTTCAAGCTTGTTGAAATTACGCAGCGCACCGTTCTGTGTTGCTTTTAATTTCTGATGAAAACGAGCAAAGCATTCATCGCTGGTCATTTTTTGTGGCTGAGCGTCAGCACAACCAGCATTATTAAACGGCTTCGCACCTGTTTTGCTTGGTGCGGATATGTTGCTTTGGTTCATATCGACTCCAGAAAAACTTTTAACCGACTAACCAGTGATTTTTTCTTCCCGGCGCGCAGGCTATTTAATAATGCCGACTGGTCGCGGCTCGGATGCCAGCGCCTGCCGTTTTTTCCGACTATCCAGCCGTGTCCGTAATGCATGGACGGGCTTTGTTTTACTAACAGCGATGCTAATGAAGGCTCCATGTATAACCTCACATCAGGCCGAGCGTGGCACTAATACCGCTGACGGTATCAACTGCGCTCGCGACTGCCGGGCTGCTCTGAATACGATGCTGCACCGCCATTGCTGCGAGAATCAGGCAACGAACCCCCGTATTTACGTTTGTGACCAATGAATTTTTACGGCACGTTGTCATGCGCTCCGGCGAAATCGCGCCTGCTGCGAGCTGGCCCACTTCTGCTGTTGCTTTCATGACATAAACCGGCAGCTTTTCGGTTGCCAGTTCGTTAACCGGCACGCATGGCATGCAATGCATCTGAGCAAGAAAGCCATCAACCAGGGTTGAATCTTCAGTGATGTCGGTCAGCAGCATGATTTCCGGCGCGGTTAACTGGTGCGGCTGTTCCGGGTTCAGCTTGTTGCGCAGCGTCTGTGGGTTGATGCCTGCCTTTTTTGCCAGCTCAGTAATGTTGTGGCGCGCCGCGAATGCCTGGCAGGCTTCGTCGTAATGTGGGTGTATGGAAACGCGAAAATCAAACATGCGTGAAGTCCCTTTTAACTTGCATAATCAAGCTGCTTAGGCGGCAACGTATTTGCAGTTCAGCCCCTGAGCCAGGAGGCGGGCACGAAAAGCGACCATATTTATGCGAGCTGCGCCACCCGCTTTCTTGCGAGGCATGAGGATAAGATCCCCATCTTCAACCATTTGTTTTACTGTGCGGACGCTGTAGCCGTACTGTACTGCAAACTCTTCGTACGTCATCAGGTCTGGTCCTGACGGGATTGCAATTTGAGGTGTCATAGGTGAACATCTCCGGTTAAGTGTTGATTTAGTGCATTGGCGTGCATTTTTAAGATTCAAGCAAAATCTAACCTCAAAAAGTCGAGGTGTCAATTTGGATTTTTGCGATTACTTGGAAAAATGAGATGAAACTAGAGGAACTAGAAGGTGGAAAAGCGGTGTTGCAGCGTATGCTGGATGCCTACGGTTTCACTATGCAAAAGCAGCTGGGTGATATGCATGACCTTTCATCTGGCACGATAAGCACATGGATTAGACGTGATTATTTTCCTGGAGATGTTGTAGTTGCTTGCGCGCTAGATACAGGTGTTTCTTTACGCTGGCTAGCAACCGGTAAAGGAGAGAAGTACGAAGCAGCGAAAACAAATGATTCAACTTCGGCCATCCCGTGTTTTTCTCTAACTTCTGGAAAACTGCAGGAGAACGGACGTTGGCAAGTTGATGCTGATTTTATACCCAGCCAAACTAGTACCCCCGCATACGTGAAAGGCCATGCTTACGCTTGGGTAATCGATAAAGAGAAGCGGGATGTTTCTAACGGACGGTGGATGTTAAGTATTGATGGCGTTCATGATGTTTATGATGTTGCCCGGATTCCATCTAATAAGATTCAAGTTAAATTAATTAGCTCTGATACCAGCTTTATATGCAATGCCGATGAGGTCGAATGCATTGGGCAGGTTGTGTTAACTATTGAAAAAAATATTTAAGGGCAATGGCATGCTTAATAAAAAATGGAAGTTATTAATTTTAGGCTCTTTATTATCTACATCGCAAGCGTGTTTATCTAAACCAATTCCGCATCCTATTATTGACAGCCTATCTGGTTTAAGAATTGAACGTGTAAGTTTAGAAAATCAAATTCTAACGGTCATTTATAAGGATGAAGACGTTAGTGATCTGATGGCATTAACGGCGGCCGAAAGTGTTTGTTCGTCCCGTTTTAGAGGTGAACCTAAATGGCCTCAAGAAACTCTAAAAAGCGTAAGAGTGTTAAACCATTGGCAAATGCAAGGCTTTGAATTTTCGTTAGATGCAAGGATTTGCGATAGCTATGGCTCATCTGTAGGAATCAACGCAAATGAATTCTTCAAGCAACGGATGAAAAAATACCCTTAAACATTTTTTTGTAGCAGAGATAAGGCCATATGACTGCAAAAAAACTTCCATCTGGCGAATGGCTTGCTGACTTTCGTCCTGGCGGCAGGGAAGGCCGCCGTATTCGTAAAATCTTTGCCACAAAGGGAGAAGCGGTTGCATATGAACAATATCATCGCGCTGAAGCAGAAGAAAAACCATGGCTTAACGAAAAGGAAGATCGCCGCCGCCTGAGCGAGGTAATAAAACTGTGGCATGACCTTCACGGGCAGGCGCTTGTTGCCAGCGACTCACGCTTAGCAAAACTCGAGATTGTTTGTCGCGGTTTATGTGATCCGATTGCTTCACAGCTTACGGCTAAGGATTGGGCGCATTATCGTGACCGGCGGCTAAGTGGCGAAATTGATAACGGCTATCACTCCAATCCTGAAAAATGGAAGGTTAAGCCCATAACAGTTAACCGCGAGCAACAATATCTTGAAGCGGTTTTTAATGAGCTTAAACGTCTCGGGGAATGGTCCTTACCCAATCCCCTTGAAGGTATCAGAGTTTTCAAAGAGTCCGACAAGGAAATGTCCTGGCTAACACAGCCGCAGATTTTACAGCTTCTTGATGCCTGCGAGCGCTATGGAAAGGAACATCTGACACTTATTGTAAAAGTTTGCTTGGCCACTGGCGCAAGATGGGGTGAGGCCCAACGATTAACGCGTTCCCACCTTTCGCCATATAAGCTTACGTTCACAAAAACGAAAGGGAAAAAGAATAGAACGGTCCCTATTCCGAGATGGCTGTACGATGAACTTGAAAGTCGGCAGGGTGTTTTTTTCAAACCGTGTTATCAAGAGTTCAAAAAGATGCTGGCACTTACAGATATTCAGCTTGTTGAAGGCCAAAAAACGCACGTCTTACGCCATACGTTCGCATCACACTTTATGATGAATGGAGGCAATATTTTGGTTCTTCAGCGTATATTGGGACATTCAAATATTCGTGAAACGATGCGGTATGCTCATTTCGCTCCGGACCATCTTGAAGAGGCCGCAGAACTCAACCCAATAGCCTCACTAGTGTCCACATAG